GGCTAGTGCTCGGCTGGTTGACCCCCGTCCGTAGGGTTTACATCGGGCTGGTCAGCTTCATCCACGACTTCCAGATCCTCGACTACATCCAGAAACTCGTCGAAATCGTCCGGCACCGGCAGGCCCTTCGACACTGCCGACGTCCACGCCATGAACGCGATGTATTCCAACCTCGGCGCCATCTGGAGAACCTGCGCCGATACGTTGAAATGCCTCTCGAACTGGATGGTGTTTTTGATCGACGCGATATCGACGGTGAATGAACCCGCCGGCGTCGTGAAGCTGATATTTCCGTTTACTGCTGATGAGTCCGCCATTGTCTCCCTTTGGCTTGTTTACGGCGTGACGTCCCGCACCCAGGTGCCGCCCGTGAAGCTGACCTCCATGACCTGCAGCTCGCCCACGGTGTAGGTGATCGGGTAGTCAGCGATCATGGTGTCGCTGATCGTCCACTCCGGGTTGGACGCGCTGACAGCGGCGTTGTCCTTCTTGACCACGATGGTCGTGTCGCCCTGGCCGACCTCGCCATGGATGCCGCCCTCGACCGCTGCAGCGCCGTAGTCGACGTACAGGGTCATGGTGCCCTCGACGGTCTGCAGTCCGCCGACCATCTTGGAGCCGGTGTCTCCGAACGCGGTGGCGTCCAGAGGCGCCTGCCCGAGCGTCAGCGTGATTGCCGAGCACTGATCCTTGAGGTCATGCCCGCCCACGGTGATCACGGCCGGCTGGGAAAGATAGGTGGTGGTGGCCATTACGGCTAACTCCTTTGTGTTCCGACTCGTACGGTGAGGTCGTAGGTGGGCACTTCCTGCCCGCCAATTTGCATAACGCCCGGGATGCCCCGGATCAGGGAAATGCTGCTGTTCATTATGGTGTCAGCGGTCGTGATGAGGTAATCCACGGCGTCGCTGTTGCCAGGGGGAGCTGCCAGCACCTTCACGCCGAACTCAATCTCAGCGATGTTGTTGTTGAAGCAGGTGAAGGTAGGCGGGTCGACGAGCACGGTGATCGGGCGGGCGTTGCGAACGTCCGTAACGACCTTGAGGCCCAAAGCCGTCAGGGACGCGACAAGCGTTGCCTGGGCCGATGCAAAAATCCCCGTGGCCGTCATGCGATCTGCGACCTGTTGACGCCCAACAGCCGGTTTATCTGGCCATTGGAGCCAAAGGGAACGGGCGTGCCCATCTGCTCGAAGGATGCGAATGAGTCGACGCTTCCGCGCTCACGGTACAAGCCGCCGGCGAACATCACCGTTCCGAGCTTGACGTCGCCACCAGGCACGGTCGTCAGGCTGTCGAAATAGCCCGCTTCCCGCCGGCGCCTGTAGGCGTAAGCGTTAGCCGCTGCGACACAGCTGGTGATGAAGGCCGTGTCATTGGCTGTAGCAGACGCGATGCCAAGCCATTCGACCACATCGGCGTTGACAATCCATGTGCAAGTGAGGGTGATGGTCAGCGTGCCGGCCACGGGCCCACGCGCAACATCGGCGTGGGTCTTGGCCATCAGCAGCTGGTTCAGAATGAGCTCGTCAGGGTCGAAAACCCAGTCGCCCTCATCATCGACGCCTACATAGCGGTAGGTAGGAACATCCTCGACCGTGTAGGTGCCGTTGAGCGTTGCGCCCAGTCCTGCGAGCGTGACTGACTGCCCGACGCCGATATCCGTGCCCTCGAGGGTCTGGACGACAAGGTAGTTGTCCGTGACCTGGCGATGGGTGATGGCATAAACGGGCATGGGCAGTCAGTCAGTCGCAGTGGCTTGGGATCAGGTGAAGGTGGCCTTGACGAACTTGCCCGCGTCGAGCATGCAGGTGGCGAAGTAGCCGCGCCACGCGAGCGTACGGCTGAGCTCGGTCGGGTTGTCGGTCGTGATGGCGCCCTTCTGCTGCTCGTAGATCTCGTAGCCGTCGGCGTTGCCCATGATCAGGGTCAGGTTGGCGAACCAACGGCTGACCACGACGCTGAGGCCGAAGGCGTTGCCGGCGAACGTCTGCGGGCCGAGCTGGCCAACGGCGTTCATCGGGCCGAGCTGCGGGAACAGCGGACGGTCCGCGGTGTCCGAGAGCGAAAGCAGGTAGCCCCAGATGTCGGGCGAGACGAACAGGTGAGTCGGAAGGTTGCCGTCGCTGTTGCTCACGACGTCCTTCGCCGCCTCAGCGATCCACGTCGACCACTTGGCCGGATCGGAAAGGTCAGCCGGCTCGTCACCGAACGCCTGGGTGTTGGTCGAACCTGACACCAGGTTGTCAGCGGCCACGTTCTCCGTGGTCGTCGCGTAGATCCGGCCCATGTCCTCGAGGATCAGGCCCAGCACAGCCGGATCGGTCCAGTCCAGATCCTGCTCGCTGATGTTGACGTAGCCGCCGTAGGTGGCCTTGGTCACCTGAATGTCGTCGACGACGAACGTGCCCTGAGTCAGCGTGTCGAACTCGCTGCCCTGGCCACCCATGCTCGTGTGGGTCACGACCTTCGGGCGAATGAACACCTTGCCGCCACCTGGCATCGCACGGACGCCGATGGCGTCACACACAGGGCGCGTGCCGACGTAGCCGTTGTAGGCCGGCCCGAGGATCGGGGTCGGCAGGATGCCCGGAGTGTCAGCGGTTCCGACCTCGGGCGCGGCGGCGTGAATGGCCTGCTGCACCTTGTCGAACTCAGACCCGCCCTTGAAGTACGCCGCCAGGTACTCCACGGCGCTCGGAAGCTCGGGCTTAGCCGCCGCATAGACGAACGGCTGGGTGGGGATGGTGGCCTCTGCCTCGATGGGCTCGGCCTTCTCGGCATCGGACATTTCCTCGTTCTCCTGCTCGGTGTTTTCGGTGTCCTGCTCGGTGTCCTGCTCGGGCTCGGGGTCCGAACCCTCCGTTGCGGCGATCTGTGTGATCACCGCTTCCCTGAAAGCCGGGATGGCCACCAGAGAAAGCTCGACCAACGATGCCTCTGTGATCGTCATCACACCTTCGGCGTCAGTCGTGAACTTGGTCGGCTGGGCGCCAACGCTCACGGCGTCGTAGGCACCTGCCTTGAGAAGCGCGACGGCATCGCGGCTAGCCCGGGTGTCGGCCAACGTGGCCTCGAACTCAAGGCCCTCGTCGCCATCGGTGAGCGTGTCCACCACGCCGCGCAGCTGGGTCAGATCGTGGTTCTCGATCAGCTTGGCCGGCTTCTGGTCGACGTCGAACGCGCCACGCGAAAACCGGACCTTCTGGCCGTCAGAGACAGTCGCCACCACATCCCAGGGCACGGCGATGCCCGCGATGCGAGCGGGGTCGCTTTCGGTTCCGGCCTGAGCCACGATGAGGCTGGCATCAGCGTTGAAACGGATCACTACTGCTCCAGTCTGTTGTTGGCCGGGAAATCCGGCACGATCGTTTCCTCGAGCTCAACCTCGGCGGGCGTGAACTCCTCGACGTACTCCTCGATGGCGAACTTCACATGCCGGCCCCTGGGCAGAACATCATCCATGCTCAGGCGTTCCTCGATGGCGTGGAGGATGGGCCGCGCTCCGAACAGGATCAGGTCTTGCCGCGCCTGCTGCGCGTTGGCGTACGTCATGCCGCTCTGGTCGATTGCGAGCAGGTACGCGGGAATGTCCATGAGCCGCGAGAGCTCCTTGGTCTGGTACTCACGGCCCTCGACCAGCTGCAGCTTCGACGGGTCGACGTCGTAGCTCTCAAACGTCACATGCTCGTTCAGAGCGCCGATGGCGTTGGTCCGGCGGTTTGCCGCCCAGGCAGCGGCCATCTCGGCCAGCTCGTCGCCGCTCATGGGCTCGCCGCCCTTCTGCTGCAGGTAGCCGGCGGCAATCTCATTCGACGCGAAACGCTCTGCGGCCTGGTCAAGCCTGAGTGCAATCTGAATTGCACGGCGCCCCTGGTAGATGATGCCCTGCGATCCGCTGTGGAATTGGATCACCTGGGAGACGTCGAGCGGCATCCCGTTGAAGTTGATCTTGTCCACGGGCCCGAACCATTCCGGCGGGGCGTTATCGGGCGTGTCGCAGAGGTTGGCGGGAAGCCACTGGAAGGTTGCGGGGTAGCCGGTCGAATAGCGGCTCGTCACCATCCAGAAGGCGCGACCGTACAGGATAAGGTCACGCGCCAGCTTGCTCATGATGAAGTTTCGCGTGGTGCGCGGATCGGGGCGCGTCATCCAGCTCTCGCCCTCGACGTAGAGCTTTTCATACTCCTGGCCGGTCCACTGCAGGGTGTAGGACCGTAGATCGAGAGTGCCCGCCACGGTGGAGAGCAGGGAGATTGCCCGTGCCACCGTGGGGACACTGAGGGCAGCTTCCTCAAGGGCTCCCACGCTGAACCCGATGAAGTTACCCGGCTGTGGGGCACCACTAGCCGCCGCAAGCGGTGCTGATCCCATAGCGGGAGCGGCTTTCACCTTCCGGTTGAAAAGCTCCATATGACAATCATCCTGATGGTGTAAGTCATATGCAAGTGCTACCGGCGAAAGATACGATTTGGCAATTATTTAGACGATCAAGTTTGGCCAAAAACTCAATTATGTTATGATTGTTTTATTGATGAAGAAA